GCGCATCCAGAGGCACCACGACGTTGCCATCTGCGGTCAGCGCGTCCTTGATCGGCTCAAGCGGGTCGCGCCCATAGCCCAAAAGCTCTGACGTCTGCAGCGGCTGCTCGGCCCCAAGGCTCGATGTTGCAAAAGGCATACGGGTGAAGCCGCCTGCGGGCGGTGTGCCATAAGTTGTCTCGAACGCCAGCGCCATCTGCGCGCGCGCACCCTGTGCTCGTGCCATGGGAATTCTCCTGTTGGGATTGGGTCAGACCAGCGGATCGCTGGTGGTGTAGTGAAGATGGACCGGGATGATCGCGGCCTTAAACGCAGCCGCGCCCTCAATCGGCATGTCGATGATCTGTGGGGCCTTTGCCTCGACCCAATCACAAAGGCCACCAAGGGTCCTATCTGCATGTAGAGCCGCTCCAAGCGCTGAGGTCATGATATCAAAATTGGCATCACGGTGATCAGCCACATGCACGATCGCCTCAATCTCGGCCTTGTGCTCATAGTGATATGCCAGCGGCGACAGCGTCACTTCCGGATCCCCGGGCTCACCATCGCGCAAGATAAACAGCCCATCAGGCGGGATGCGTTCAGGCAAGATGCCGTCGCGCAAAGCCGCCTGTGGCAGCCCCAACAGCACGGAGTGTAAAGCCTGCAGAATTGTTTCGCGCTTGCTCATCATCAAAGGCGGTCCTCGATCCAATTTGCAACGATCAGCCTTGGCACTGACGAGATCGCGGCATCGGCGGCCTCCATCAAGCGCAGCCTTTTATTGAGCCGCACCTGCGGCACCAGAATGAAGATCGGCACAGTGACCTGATTGCGCCCCGTTTTGGAGCGCGAGATCGCGGCAATGCCTTTGGTGTTCAGGCGTGCCTTCTCAGCCACCAACAGGCTGCCACCGCGCGGTCGGTACACAAACCGAAGCTTGATCCCCCGCCTGCGCTCCCACTCGCCCGGCGTAAACCTGCGCCCACCCGCAGCACGCCCCGCTGCCTCGGTTGGGATTGCAAGATAAAACCCACTCTTTGATCTGATTGTGGCCCCACGCTCAAATGCGCCGAGAATGCGCGGCGCCTTTGTGTAGACCAGCGAGGCTGCGCGCAGACTGGTTTGACCTTTTGGGAAATTGAGGTTGCGCACCGTATTGCCAAGCCGCGTGCCAAGCCCGGCCGACACCACTTGTTGCCGCCACGCAGATTTGAGATCACCACCTGCGATCTGCATCGCTTTGCTGGTGGCCTTTTCGGCGGCGGCAACCTGTTGCGCCATCAGCGCGATAAGGTCCGGCGAAAGGTCAATCCCGATGCGCATGATGCATCTATTCCTCTGGCTCGGTTTCAGGGGAGACGGTTTCAGCTGGAACGGTCGATACGGGATTGCTTGAGGATTGTTGACGTATAGGTTTGCGCACCCCCTTGGCATCCAGCGCCACAAGATGCCCGCTTTTGAGCGCATCCGCGGCCTGTGCGTCACTGATGGTCAAAACAGACCCAACGCCCGTGTTGGTGTGGCCAGCAACGATGCGGCCTGCTGTTTCGGTAATGGCAAAACGCGGCATCACCAGCCTCCTTTACAGATTTGGGGTGTCGAACATGACAAGGTTGATCTCGCCAGTCGTCGTCCGTTGAATTGTGGAAATCGTATAAACTGGCTGGCCGGGTCGCTGCGATATCTGCACCTGATCACCCGGCTCGATCTCAAAAGGGACCAGCCCCGCATCCGCGGGACCAATCCAGAATTCAGCCACGCTGGCATTCAACATCCGGTCGCCACCAAAGCTGCCCCCTGCCCCGCTGATCGGCGAAAGGCCCGGGCCGTCAGAGAACACACCCTTTGTTGTATGCGGCACGCGGCCCGGATCACGCATTCCGGCCGTATAAGGCAAGCGCAGCCTTGGGCGCAGAACCGCAACTTCCGAAAACATGCTGCCAATAGCACCCGACAGGGATACCTCAAGATCGTCAAACATGGAGGCCACGGTTTTGATCCTTTCGGATTATGTGCGCTTGGCTGGGATCAGCACGCGTGGACGGGTGCAGTATTGCAGCGCATTCATCTGGAACTCGAGGTTCACGCCCTTGCCGTTTGGCATCTCATATTGCTTGCCGTAGAGCCGCTGTCCGGGTGTGTTCACAGTCTCAATGTAATCGGCCGATGCATAAACCGTGCGGAACAGACCTGGCACACCCATGGGCACAAGATGGCACTTATCGGTCTCGATGCCAACGTTTTGACCGCCGCGGTAGTTCATCCAAGTAATGCCACCAAACTCGAACGCGCCGTAGATGCCGGAATTGCCCGAATTGATGTAGGCATTGCGCAGCGAGGCCGCATCAGCATAGCCCTTGTAGGTGTCACGCACTTCCTGGTGGGCGATGAGATCGTCAAAAAACGCATCCCCGCACAGCGCAATCACGCTCGTGTAAGGGAGGCCGTCCAGAATATTGGCCATCTGACGAATGACACCGGCGCATTTCTTGCGCAGCGCGCCGTCCGTGGCACCTGCGTTATCAAGATCAAAATCCACCACCGCCTGCTGGCTTTCACCAAACTCGGTGAAATAGTCAAACAGCACCGAGCCATCCGCGTCCAGAAGCTGGCCGGTCTTGAGGATGTTCAGCCGGTGGTATTCCTCGGTCAGCGCAAAAAACTGACTGGCCTCAGCCGCGCGATCCGCGATCTTCTGCTGCAGCCGCTCGACAGCCACCTCCTGGCCAAAGGCACGGACCTGCTGGACCTCATCGGCATAAATTGCATCATCGACTTGGAAATGCGGCACCTTGAGCATGCGCATGGCGCGTTTGGTCTTGCCAAAGGTCTGGCCTGTACCACCACGCGGGCTGGCTGAGACCAGGATGCTGTTTTGATCTTTGCTCTTCTCGATGGCAATATCGAGCGTATCGATGCTGGTGGTCTGGAACAGCCCCATCTGGCCAATGCGCGAGGGCGTGTATTTGATCTCACGAAGCGCATCCGTGAGGCGCATGACGCTGAATGCGTCTTGGCTGAAAATGTTAAGTATCGACATAGGAGGTCCTTCTCAGTGTTTGGCGTCATGTGACCACACCAGAAACAAGAGTGCTTGCATTTTGTGCTAGCATCTGTATGTCTGTCTGGCATGAACAGTAAGCACCGCAAAACCTTGGCCGTTGTTTTCACCGACCCGGTTTCCGGCACCATCGAGTGGATGGCGATTGAGGGGTTGCTACTTGCTGCAGACGTGCAGCGGATCGAAGGGCGTGGATCGCGCGTAAGATTTGAAAAAGATGGCGAAATCGTCACTTTTCACCGACCGCATCCAGGCAAGGAAGCAAAATGGTATCAAGTTCGCGACGCCCGTGACTTTTTGGAACGCATCAAGGTGACACCATGACAAACAGCATGACTTACAAAGGCTATGCGGCCCGCATCGAGTACGACGACGATGATGGCATCCTCGTGGGGCGCATTGCCGGGATCACAGACCGCATTGGTTTTCATGCCGATACTGTGGACGACCTGCGCGCTGCATTTCACGAAGCCGTAGACGATTATCTCGACACATGCGCGAAGACCGGCAAAGAGCCACAAAAAGCCTATTCAGGCAAAATGATGTTCCGCGTCAGCCCTGACGTACACCGAAAGGCTGTGCGTGCGGCAGAGCTTCAGGGCAAGAGCCTGAACCAATGGGCGGAAGACATCCTGTCACGCGCGACCGGTTGATCACCGCACGATAATGCCAACAGCGGCCAAATCAGTATTTGCAGATGCCTTTTCGCCGGCCTGATCGCGATCGGCGTGATAGGTCAATACGTGACCATTCACCTCAGCGTCGCGCACGATTGCAGCGATCCCCGCATCAGCAGAGGTGGCGTCACATCCATAGAGCGCCACAGCAACAGCTGTCTGCGAGCCATCCGTCGCGCCAACTGCTGAGGCCACAAACTTGCCGGATGCAGCAACCTTGCCGAGCAGAGTACCCGGCGCAATCATGCCCGCACCGCCGGCGATGGTGATGTTTTCCCGCGAACGCTGGCCATTGGCCTCGGTCATCAGGAACTCGCCTGGGTGCCGGCCCTCAATCAAAACTGTCATTTGGTTTTTTCCTCAGATCTGGTTGTGGCTCAAACGAACCGATTGTTTGCTTGCGCCACGGCCGCCGACCAGCCACCCCTGACCTTTTCCGAAGGGTCAGCGCGGGCGCCGGAGGCATCGCCACCAAACTCGTTTTCACGCGCGGCGCGATCTTCAATGGATGCGACAGACGTTGCTTTTGGAGCCATGCCCAGAACCTTGATCGCTTCCTCAGCACTCATGCTCGTCTCAAAGGCAAAGCCCATGGCCTGCGCTTCACGACCGGCGGCCGCCTCACAGGCCAGAATGCTTTTGATCCGCGCGGTTGCTTCGTCCTTACCAGCGAGCGCACCTTCTGCGCGGGCGGTGTCAACGGCGGCACTGAGTGCTGCTTCGGTGATGCCGGCAGTTTCAGGCTGCGAGGCCGCTTGGGTTGGATTGCTCATCGCAAATCCCTTCTTTGTTTTGACAGCCCCGAGGGCCATGGTGGAGAGGTTGGACAGAACGTCGTCAAGAGAGGCCACGCGGTCCGCGAGACCCTTATCGATACCGTCTTGCCCGATGAACGTGCGCGCA